ATAGACCATTTGATGGTGGAGTTGAAATAAATGCTGGAACAAGTCCTGGAAGTCAAATCGTAAGACAAACTAGAAAATATTTCCGATATCAATCTGGTAAAGGTATTCAAGTATCACTTGCTATAAATTTCAATCCATCAATTCAGGCAGAAGATATATATTCTAGTGGAATTAATGTTTACATTAAAACAAAATATCCACATGGACTAACTACAGAAAACACGATAAATGTAAAAGAAAGCCTTGATACGGAATATAATGGATCATATAAAGTTGAAACAATTATAGATGACTTTAACTTCACCTATAAATTACCTAGTGTACCATCAACCACTGTTCCAAGCGGGATAATTAGTTATAATATTGATTCTTGGCAGAATAGTTCTGTCCGTGGAGGGTTATTTGATTTTCAAAATGGATTTTTCTATGAATTTGATGGGCAAACTCTTTACGCAGTTAGAAGAAGTTCTACTCAGCAAATTAGCGGAACAGTGACTGCGACCTTTGGTTCTAATGAAATATCTGGTAATGGAACTAATTTTAGTGGACAATTAGTGGCAGGAGATAACGTTGTTATTCGTGGTATGACCTATAAAATAACAAAAATTAAAAGTAAACAGTCTATGGCTATCCAGCCTTCTTATAAAGGATTGTCAAATTCTGGTATTATTGTAACTAAAACTATTGATACAAAAGTTCCCCAACATCAATGGAATATTGATAAATGTGACGGAACTGGACAAAGTGGTTTTGTTATTGACAAAACAAAAATTCAGATGGGATATATGGATTATTCATGGTATGGTGCTGGTAAAATAAGATTTGGTTTTAAAGATAGAAATGGTCATGTAAAATATGTTCACGAATTCATCCACAATAATAGATTGACAGAAGCATATATGCGTAGCGGTAACATACCTGCAAGGTATGAAATAGAAAATACAGGACAAGCAACTTATATTCCAAGCTTATTCCATTGGGGAACAAGCGTTATCATGGATGGAACATTCAATGATGACAAGGCATATTTGTTTACTGCTGCATCCGATAACTTGACTTTTACAAACGGTCAAAGTCTGACTGCCAATACTAATGCAAATTCTACATTAGTAACTATTTATAACAGAGATTTAAGAACATACGACTGGTATGTTCAATTAAGTTTTGCATCAACAGATGCAAGTAAGTTCTCAGTAGGAACACTGCTATACACAGCAAATGGACAACTAAATGGCAATAAAGTGACTGGTGCATCTTATAGTGGTTCAAATTATTTGGTAAGAATATTCATTGCGTCTCAGCAAAATGTTCCATCTAGTTATCCTATCGTAGCTTCTGCTACTGCCGTTGGCGTAGGTGCACCAATAAGTGGTGGAGTCAGTAGTGAAATATTAAATAAAACAATACCACTTCTGTCAATAAGACTTGCACCAAGTGTCGATAATGGTATTACTGGTAATTTAGGAGAAAGAGAAATTATTAATAGAATGCAATTACAACTAAAAGGAGTTGGACTTGTGCTAACGCATGACGCAGAAGTTGCATTAATAATTAATGGGAGTCTAAGTAATTCATCTTTTGAAAAAGTACAATCACCATCACTGTCAAATCTAATAAAACATGTAACAGATGATAGCATTATTGGTGGAACAGAAATCTTTAGTTTTCGGGCAAGTGGTGGTAACACAGATTCTACTGGCAAAAGATTATCAAATACTTCAAACTTTGATTTGACTGAAATAACTGATTTGGGTAATAGCATTTTAGGTGGTAATGGCGTATTTCCAAATGGGCCAGACTTATTAACTATAGCTATAAGAGTAAACGACACTAGCACTATCAATGCTGTATCGCCATTTATTGTTAGTTCACGAATAACTTGGAGCGAAAGCCAAGCATAATCTATCTATAAATTACTAAGAAAAGGCGTGAATTTCTTCACGCCTTTTTCATTTATTTTCTTGACATTTTTTCCAAATCATATATACTATTAGAATTAGAAGAAATGATTCTATATTTAAAAATTAAGGATTTTTATGAAAATAGCAATTTGTGATAAAATTGGATTGTGTTACGATGGTAACACATTAAAAAAGTCTGGGCTAGGTGGAAGTGAATCTGCTGTAATTTTAATGTCTAAAGAATTGTCAAATCTTGGATTTGATGTTACCGTATTTAATAATTGCAAAGATAGTTCTCATTCGCAGCCGGGAATATACGATGGTGTAAAATATATTGATAACAACGATGCACCATCAATAAATGAAATATTTGATGTTGTTATAGTAAGTAGAACGGCAGAGCCATTTTTTAATTTCACAAGATACCCATTTATTAAAAATGCAAAAACAAAAGTCTTATGGTTACATGACACGTTTTGTGAAGCTGATCAATATGTTGAAGATTTGTTAATAGATGGAATGATAGATTATCTATTTACGCTATCTGACTTTCACACAGACTATGTATTGAATTGCGATCATGGCAAAAAAAGAAACTATGAAGTATTGAAAAGAAAAGTATTTCAAACCAGAAATGGTGCGGTAAAATACATTAATGATGTAGATATTTCTAAAAAAGATAAAAATCATTTTGTTTATAATGCAAGTGTGACAAAAGGGCTAATACCACTAATAGAACATATTTGGCCTAAAGTAAAAGAAAATATTCCCGATGCTCATTTAACTGTTATAGGTGGATACTACAGATTCCGTGAAGGTGCAGAACCTGATGAGCAAGAAAAAACATTAAGATCATTAGTAGAAGATGATAGATTAAAATCTCTTAATATATCATTTACTGATGTCATACCACAAAGTCAGATAGCAAATATCTTAGCAAATGCAAACTTTATGATATATCCCGGTGCATTTCCAGAAACATTTGGAATATCTACACTAGAATCGCTTCTATATAATACTCCTCTTATAACTACTAGATTTGGTGCACTAGAAGAAACTGCTGTCGAAAAAGCATGTTATTTAATAGACTATGCAATAGAACCCAATTCATTATTTCCAAATATTAATAAAAATAGTCAAATTGATATATTTGTTAATGAAGTGATCAATGCATATAACAACACTTACTTGCACCAACAAAAACAAAATTATTGTAGCGTAGTAAAAGATATTGCTGGTTGGGATACAGTTGCATTGCAATGGAAACAATTCTTTTATCGTATATCTGGTAACTTTTTACCAGTTGAAGAACACAAATCAGTTAAGCGTATAAATGAAAAAGTCGCTCGTATATTTGGAAGAGTTAATACAATTCCAGCATCAAATGAATATTCTAGTAGCGGTCCACAAAATAAAATTGTTATTATTTCTCCATTCTACAATGCTGAAAAATATATCGAAAAATGTATTCTATCTGTGGCACAACAAGATTATTACAACTATGTTCATTATCTAATTGATGATAAATCTACTGATAGTAGTTATAGCACTGCAATTAAAGCCATCACAAGTTTGCATCCAGATTTACAAAGTAAATTTGTAGTTATAAAAAATGAAAATAATGTGGGTGCAGTTAAAAATCAAGTTGATTTGATTAAAAAGCAAAATAGTGATAGCGTTATTATGCTACTTGATGGAGATGATTGGTTGATAAATAATAATACAATCTTCCATTTGTATAATGATTACTATCAAGGTGGTGCAGAATTTACATATGGTAGCTGCTGGAGTTTGGCTGATAATATTCCATTGATTGCTCAAGATTATCCAGTTGAAGTTAAAAATACTAAATCATATAGGAACCATCATTTTAATTGGATTATACCTTATACTCATTTAAGAACATTTAAAAAGAATTTAATTGATAGTATAGATGACTCCATGTTTAAAGACGAGACAGGAAACTGGTATAAAGCAGGTGGCGATGGTTCTGTTTTTTATGCATTAATTGAGCAAGCAAGTCCAGATAATATTATAGCTATTAAAGAAATTGTATATAATTATAATGATATAAATCCACTTAATGATTATAAGGTAAATGGAAATGAACAAACCAAAAATGCACACAGAATAGTAAGAAAGATAGACACTGATAAAAATAAAATATCTTTCGTTATAAAAAAGTAAATTAAGGATTAAAAATGAGCAATATACCTACAAAAGCATATATATCACGTGCAGCAACAATTGAAAAATCAGTAGAATATGCAAAAATGTGTGCAGAATCATGTGACAATGTTGGTCTACAATGGGAATATGTAGATGGTACAGAAGGGAAAACCCCAGATGAATTATGGGGAGAAGGAAATGATTTTGGTATATCAAATTATCTAACAGATATGCATTTAGAGTCTGCTAATTGCACACATGGACACTTTATGATATGGAAAAAAATAGCAGAAAATAATGAATGTGCAATAATAATGGAGTTGAAATACCAGATAATAAAATCACAGTGTTGGGATATAAATTAAAAGACTATACACGATATGATTATAAAACTGCTGGTCCAACAAAAAGATTTGTAGAAATAAAAACACATCGTGGTGCACATGCTTATGCAATTACTGCAAATACCGCAAGACTATTATTAATGGAATTAAAATTTACAGGTGTTCCAGTATGTATAGATACCAAATATTTTAGAAGACTTGATCCAAAATATGTATCAAGCATACAAATGACATTAGCCGATCCGTCTACCGCAATAGGTTGGATTAGATATTCTACTGTGAGAAATCTAGAAACAGGAGACGTGCATGATTTGCAATATTTAAAATCGTTCAGCGACAACCTAGATAAGAAAATAACAACAAATGAAAGAACTGAAACAAACATGAAAAAAATTTTAATAGCTGTTCCAACTGGAAAATATATAGAACCAGAAACATTTAAATCAATATATGATCTTGATGTTCCTGAAGGATATGAAACTGAATTTCAATTTTTTTATGGTTACAGAGTAGATCAAATACGTAATCTAATTGCAGATTGGGCCAAAAGATATGATTATCTATTAGCAGTAGATAGTGATATTGTATTACCAAAAAATACATTACGAAACTTTTTAGCTGCTGATAAACCAATAATAAGTGGACTTTATATTCAACGAATACCTAATACACATGTATTGGAAGTTTATATGGATACTCCAAATGGTGGTTGTACTAATATTCCATATGAACTTATTAGAAATCTCGGTATTGTAGAAATTGCAGCATGTGGTTTTGGATGTGTATTAATTAAGGGAGAGGTATTTAGAAACATACCATACCCACAATTTGAATATCATTCTGCACTAAACCATCACGATACAGTAAGCGAAGACGTGGACTTTGCAATTAAAGCAAGAAAAGCAGGATTTACGATATGGGCAGATAGTAGTATACAATGTGAACACATTGGAAATACTACGTTTATAGTTGAAGACGCTCAAAAAAAAAGATTCCGTGAACTAGCCAACAAAGATTTGCTTCCAATAGGTCATCGTGATTATATGGCTAAATTAAATATCGAACCCAAAGTAATTTATGATATTGGTTCATGTGTTACTCATTGGTGTAGCGTAGCAAGAAAAATATGGCCTGATTCAAAATATTATTTGTTTGAAGCTATGGATGGTGTTGGTTCGATTTATGAAGAAAGAGGATTCCCAAATTATCATTTAGGAGTCCTCAGTGACGAATCTGGGAAAACTGTTGAATTTTATCAAAATACTTACCATCCCGGCGGTAACTCATATTATAGAGAAAATCCAGCAGTAAATCCTGCTACACTAGAATACTTCAATGATGATAGTAAAGTTAAAAAGAATACCCAGCGACTAGATGATATTATAACAAAAAACAAATGGCCTTTGCCCGATCTTATTAAAATTGATGTCCAAGGTTCAGAACTTGATGTATTAAAAGGTGCAAACATTGCACTACAATACTGTAGTGATATTATAGTGGAGTTACAACATCGTGAATATAATATCGGTGCACCACAATACGAAATTGTTATTGAATACTTAAAGACAAAAGGTTTTGAATTAATAAGTAACTTTACTAAAACAAATGTAGATGGTGATTATCATTTTAGGAGATTTAAATGATAAATCATTCATTCTTGAATAGAAGAGAAGATGTAATACGATATGCCAACCCTAATGGGGTTGGTATTGAACTTGGTGTAGCTGAAGGAGAATTCAGTGAAAGAATATTACAAAAAACTATACAATCTAATTTTTATCTTTATAGTGTAGATATGTGGGCTGGTGATAGAGGTCACAATAATGACCAATATGCAAGAGTAATAAAAAGATTAGAACCATTCAAACATCGTAATTCTATAATAAAATTAACATTTGAAGAAGCATTATCACTATTTCCAGATGAATATTTTGACTTCATTTATGTAGATGGGTATGCTCATACTGGTGAAGAAAATGGAAAAACTTTTTATGACTGGCTTCCAAAGTTAAAAAATGGTGGAATTATGGCAGGCGATGATTACCATGATAATTGGCCTCTGGTGAAACATGCAGTAAATGTATTTTCTGAAAAAATTAATAGAGATTTGCATTTAATAAATTGTCACGAGCCAGGATCAATATGGAGCGAATACCCAACATGGTTTGTATTTAAATGATTGACTTAAGAAATAAAAAAGTTGCAATTATTGGCAATGCTCAATATTTATTCAACCGCCAATATGGACGAGAGATTGATAATCACGATATAATCATTAGAATGAATCGTGCTGCAATATTATATACAAATAAGTATGATTATTATACACATGGTTCAAAGACAGACATATGGGCAATGTGGAGATATAATGAATATGAGAATGTCACTTACATTAAAGAACCAAAATATGTAATACAAATGGCATACTGGGAAGAATGTAATGCAAGTCACATAAACTATTATGAACCCGATAAACTTTACAACCTTATTAATATATCAGGTTGTAAAGTTCCAAGCACTGGATTAATGATGCTTGATTGGGTTTCTTATTTTGATACTAGTAAAGTATCGGTATATGGATTTGATTGGAAAACTACACCAACATTTACTGATCCTAATAGAGCGATTGATAAAGACATGTCGCATGACTTCAAAAAAGAAAAAGAAACATGTTATAATTATTTCATGAAAGAAAAGAAATATACATTTAGATTTTAATATTTTCTTTTACCCAATCCAATCCATTTGCTTCTTTTTTACTTTCCCATATTGTTTTTATTTTTTTATTAATAGAAGAATTTAACAAAACATTTTTTGCACCTCTA